TTCAACCACTTCATTGGAAAATACATAAAGACCAATCACAGCATCTTCTGAAATAAATTCTTTAGGTTTCTCCACAATTCGTTTGATGCAACCATTTTCATCGGTTTCTACCACACCATATGCTGATGGGTCTTTTACTCTGTAAGTGTAGATTGTATTTGATTGGGGATGAATCGGTGAGTTGCCGATGATAATATTATCCCCAAGAATCAAACAGATTTCATCCGCATCTTTAATAAATTCTTCCCCAACAATAAAAGCATCGACAAGACCACGAGGTTTATCCTGAATTGTGTAAGATAGATTCAGACCGAATTTACCACCATCTCCCAACAAAATCTTAAATTGTTTTTGTTGTTCCTCATCAGCATTGATAATAAGGATATCTTGATAACCCATCTCCTTCAGTGTTTGAAGGGGATAGGCAATCACTGGTTTTTTATAGATACCCAACAATTGCTTGGATGTCGTTTTTGTAATAGGGTATAAGCGAGTGGCTTTTCCTCCAGCTAAAATTAAAGCACGTTTATTCATAATCTCCTCCATCATTCGCGATAGCAGCTATTCTTGCTTTCTGGTCAGCTACGATTTGTTCACAACATTCAATGATTGCTTGTTTCTCAGTTCTGATTGGAAATATTTCTTGCAATTTACTGGTATCTAATACACAATTAGAACGATTTGCATGTGCTTTCAATTGTGACCTATCTCCCAATTTCCAATTGGAATTGTGCATACCATATGATTTCAGAATCTCACAAATCTCCTCAGTTTTCAATGGTTCAGGATTGGTGATATTGTAAATCTCTCTACGAACCCAATAAGTATCATTATCTAAGGTGCTAACAAGGCATTGCACAAAATCACAAAGATCGGGAATGTATGTCTTAGAATTTACAAGATTTAATAAATCATTATAATTTTTAATTTTAGTGAGATAATTTCTATATGAATTATCTTGACCAAATGGCATTCTAATTCTCAAAACAATACCTTTCAAATCTTTTGCGAGATTTTCGTAAGCATGTTTGGATTTGGAATAAAATGAGCTATAATTCTGAAACAATCCAAAATTGGGAGTATCTTTTTCTGACCACTCTTTGTCGTATCCATCATAAAGACAACCAGTAGAAACGTGGATATAATAGATTCCCAATGAATCACAGGCTCTATTAATTTCCAAAGGAACAGTGGTGTTCAATTTCCAACATTCTTCTTTTTCCAATTCTGCTTGATCCACATTAGGTTTACCAGTAAATCCTGAACAATTTATTACCGTTTTAATATCATTATTGAGAATGAATTTCTTCAATACTGACATGTCATGGTAATCTAGATCGTTTCTTGATTTAATTTGGATGTCAAATGATTTAGATTGTAAATGGTTAAAAAGGTAATTACCTATGTAACCTTTTCCTAAAATTAAAATATTATTGCTCTGGATCATATTCGTTTTCGATAAATTCTCTAATGTTGACCAGACTACAAGTATCATTCTCTTGAATGAAGTCAAGCGCACCTGCACAGAAATCTTCAGCCATTACTGAAATTTCCACATCTTCAATCGAATCAAGAAAATCTTGAAAGTCATTAATAGATTTGATAATTTTCTCCTCGTGAGTTTCCAATTTTTTAAGTATTGTGTTTTTCTTCATAATTAATTATCAAAAAATGTTATGTCAATATCAAATGATTTTTCTTCCCCATCGATAACCACTTTCGTTTGGGTTCTATCAATTTCTTTAATTTTATCAATAAATTTAGCAATATCTTGATTGATAGACAGAGGCAAGTTCTCAATTACTGAAATTCTATCTTTGACAGACAATTCAGAGAAGCCCAAAGATTTGTCACCGAATTTCACACTCTTGACGAATTTGACAATTTCAAAGGTGAATAGATTAGTCAGATTCTTTCCAACATCTTTTTCTCCATCTTTTTTCAGAATATCAATTGCATAATTGATGACTTTATTTTCTTCAGATAATGTAGGAGTGTCCAATTCTACTGTCACTGCTCCTTCGACAATATGTTGGAGAGGAATATCAATTTTATCTAAAATTTTGATGTCTTTGATATCAATCTCTCCTTCTGATGTTTTAACGATGTCACCTAGACTTTCTTTTCTCAATTTTAAAATAACAGGGATTTTATCAACAACCAACCAATCATTATTTCCAGTGTTTTCAATAATAATATCATTCAACATTTTTTGGAATTTCAAGACACCAACAGTTCCTTCTGTGAAAGTTGAAATAATATTTTTTTGTTGTTTGAATGACAAAGGAACACAATCAACTTTTTCACCAGTAGTGATACGATTTACTTTGAATTTTGTATTTTTTAAATCTTGGATACTTTCCAAGAAGTTCTTAACATTATTGTCCATGCCCGTATTTACTGCGACAAATCATTTGTCAACTAAAAAAGTGGCATATTTTCCGTTGGAGCTTCACCTTTCATTTTATCTATGTAATATTCAATATCCATGATGGTAGAATCCATTAAAATTTCACCATCAATTTTCTTTGAAAGATAATATATGATATCTCGAAAGTAATCCATATCATAAGAATAAAACAATCCTTTAATCATTTCGTATGGTAAAGATGTTAAGAAGTTGATTTCCATGTTTTCTAGTGCAGCGTTTTGTAAAATGATTTTTTTATCCTTTGCATTTATTAAAAATTGTATCATTTTATTATAGAAATCTGCTGGTAATTTTTCCAACATTTCATCTTTTACTTCATTTGATAATTCTGCAAAATCAACAACAAAATTGCCGTATTCTATTTTTTTAATAAAATTGGATACCGATAGAATATTCAATTCTTTTATAAATTTACTTGGGATATCGACTAATACTTTTATATTCGAATGTTCAAACCAAGTGGGTTCGGTAACAAATTCATTCAATTCCTTTATGAGATAATCTAATGATATTTTTATATTTTTCTCTTTTATATTGAAATTGATGGTATATGAAACATACTTCTCCCAATTCTTTAAGATGTTTATGAACTTTTCATGTGTATTATTACCTTTGAATTTATTCAAATAATCCACGAAGAAATCCTCATCTTCCTCCAAACATTTTTTTATATCTTTGATTGTTATCCTCATTACACAGCAATCTGTTCGTAATTCTGACAACCAAATGTCACGGATTTCACAGGAAATTCTGTATTTTGATAGTCCATCGTAAATCCTTCAACACCAGTGGGAAATGCTTTTCTAAAGATATAACCTTTTCTCAATTCACCACCGTTTGTGTATTGTTTCACTGTAATATCAGCTTTGAGGTTTGCACCTGCTTCGATTAATCCTTTTATAGATGTAGCAATAATCCAAGGTCTGAAGTATTCATGTTCCAAATCTTTTCTAGTCTCTAAAAAGTTTATAGAAAAGCTACGAGACAAGAAATCTTGTCTACTGTTCAAAACATATCCTGGTAAAAATCCACCACTATTTTCACCAATTGAACTGGAACCAAAATTAGCACCTTCGGTTGGAATTGTCACTGATTGTGCTGGTAAAATATTACCATTTTTTGTCATGGAATTAGGAGTGATCTTAGCTCTCCATTTTTCCTGTGCTAACTGTAAATACTGGTTTATGGAATCATTTGATACTCCATCAATGGATACTGACCACAATACTGGTATAGAAAGACAGTATCTAGCGTCCCCTGAAAACGCTTGGAGGAAATCTTCAATCTGTGGGTGAGACATGTAATTACTTAATCACTTAGACCAGTCCACGATAGAAATGATACGCGAAAGTCGCAGTGAATGTTTTAATTTCACCAGTTCCATCAGCAATTTCATAAGAAACTTCGCTGATATTTCGAAGAGAAGCACCAATTAATTGGATAGTTCTACCAATTTGCATTTCACTACCCGATGTTACATTAGAACCTCTTTGACAAGGGATTTGAAGAACATCCAAAGTGATTACAGATTCATATCCTGGCATACAAATATTACCAGTGGTGGTTTCGTTGTCGAATAGGACTCTACTTGCTCTTTCAAGTTTCTCTCTGATATCCAAATTTTGATCAAGATAAAATTCTACAGACCAACTTTCAGAACCTGGATAGCTAGATTTTCCAGGAATATTGAAAGTTTGACCTGAATAATTCACCTGTTTGTTTTCAATATCTCTTCCAGGAAAAGTAGCTGTTTTAGCATAAACCAAATCAGTCTCACCATCCAAGGAGAGTCCTGTGATGTCGATTTGTTTAACACGGAAAAGGAAGTCGCGAGCAAATTGTTTTTGCATCGCCTGTGACATAAAATTCTCAATACTTGTTGGCATAATAGTATTTAATCATCCGATATAACTTTTTCCAAATAAATCCTTTTATATAAAAAAAAATCCTGACTGGTATTGCCAATCAGGATTTCTTATATTATTTAGTATTAATATTATACCAATTCGTCGAAGTTTGCATCGGATCTGGTCGCTGTGAAGGTGCAGAGGATGAACTCACCAGTTCTCGTTGGTTTGATTAGAATATCAACTTTCAGTTCATTACTATCAATGACTTGTGGCGTGTTATTTCTTTCATCGCAGACAATCAAGTAATCATAGCAACCACCATTTTCCTTCGCATTTTTGAAGATTGGGTTCAATGTATTGACCAATCTAGTGCGAGTGAATTCATTGTTAGGTTCAAAC